TTGATCTTTTCGATCCTCAATTGTTTCGGCCTGATCAAGCATTTTTGAAATACCTGATGCAACATTGTCTGCGTTCAGGTCTGCACTCACTGTTGTTACAGATAAGTTTTTTGTGCTCAAAAGCATGGCAACCAATGTGCGCACAAACTCGAGCATTTGAGGGATGTCAACCTCAGGCTTGATCATTCCAATCTCAGGGCGTTGACCATTCTCGCCAAACTCCAAACTCACAACAGAGTTTGGATTGATAGGGATTTCACCATCAACACCAATTGTGTAAATCATTGACCATGCTTGATATTTTGAGGCAAAAGAGAGATCGGATAAAAGCAAAGGAATAGCAATGCCTGTTCGCAAAAGATCATCATCAGGAAATGGCACAATTTGAGTTTGTGATTGATTGATGTAAACAAACGGCAAAACGCCATAAGGATTGACACCATCAGGATTGTTTATTTTTGCCATTTCATCAGATAGTACCTCACCTTTTCCATTGGTGATAAAATGACTCTCATCCGACCACCAAACTAATCTGGTTTTTTTAGGATTAGGATCATGCTTAACAATTTTGATAACAATGTCAGGGATTTCAGGTGAAATTGTCGATGTTGAAAAAACCTCATAATTTGGGCGATCAACAGGGCGCAAAGCAGGTCTGCCAAAGCGGTCTTGATATATTTCAACCAATGCTCTTTTGTATAATTTAAAATGAGCGTTGACCTCTTTAAAAGTTCGGTCAATTTTCATTTCTTGCTCATACTGACTGACGAGCATTGAGTCATCCTCATTGTTGTCATATGGCTTGCGCAATGGCGCTTCATTATAAACTTGTGCAAGTTTCCAAATCGCCTTTGCAACAATGTTGATTGGGATCAATCTATTGTTGAGCTCAAGGATTGTCTCAGGCTTTTTAAATTCTTGCTTAATTGCGTCTTGCACCACTTGCTTGATTTTGCCATTAAAGACATATGATCTTTTTAAATCATCCTCACGCAAAATCCTATACTCGGTTTCATCAATTTGCTTGGCATAAAATTCAAGCAAATCCTTTGTCAAAACTGTCATTTAAACCTCATTAAATAAGTGCTCACAAATAAGTGTAAATCAATAGCTCGAAACAGTAAAACCAACTTTTTGCTTCGGTTTGCCAACTCCATGAAAATACCAATCACCATATGACCAACCATCCGAGGCGTGTGATAAGTCAATGTTGCTTTTATCAACGCCCTCACCGTCTTCACGCCAAGCGAGCAACTCAAGGTCTTTGATCAAGTTTTTGCAACTCGGATCAACAACGCACCTTGAATGGTATAGATTTGAATTTGCAGAAATGATGCGTGACTCAACAGGTGGATTTGTGAAATGTTTAGTGAGCAATCCCGCATCTTGAAAATGCTGATAATTGGTGCGATCGATGGCAACATCACGCTTATTGTTTCCAGTCGAGTCACCCATGACAATGATTGGTCTCTCGGGATATTTGGCTTTAACTCTTTGCGCCATTATCCTTGATCCCTCAAACTTCAAATGCTCCTCTGCAATTGCATATGAAATGTCTTTTTCCTTATCGTAAAACATATAAGTGCCACAATAATTTGAAATGTTGTAGTCAGTGAAAAAATAAAGTTGGTCTGTTGGCTTGATAAGATGAGCACATGGTGCAACGTGCAACTCTCTGTTAAATTCATTAAACACTGCACCATTGTTTAAATTAAGTCTTACTGCACCGCACTCTTGCTCAAACATTCTTGGGCTATATGATCCACGCAATGAATCAATATAACTTTGAGATAGGTTGAGATTTTCCCACGTTGATGCATTGAGAACTAATTTTGTTTCATTTGCCTGAGTGTAAAAGTGATCATAAATGTGATTGAAACCTTTTGGTGATGATGTGCAACGCAATAACTCAGGCTTTACACGCAAACGACCAAGCATTGTTTGAAATGCTATTGGTTTATAAAAATCAACCTCATCGGCCCAAATCCATGCCACGTTGGGCCCACGAAAAGATGAATCATAGTTGAGTGCTGATGCAACAAATACTTTTGCACCATTCCAAAACTCCATGATGTTATCAACTTTGTTAAACTTATAATGTTTTCCCTCACGCCATCCAAAAAGTTGAAACGCTTTTGTGAGCTCGGGTAACACTGCCTTTTTAAACTGGCCAAAGTCTCGAGCAACTATCATTCCAATCTTATTTGGATTTTTTAAGATCATGGTGCATGACCATATTGATCCAACAAAAGTCTTACCGTAGCCAATACCGCACTCAAGCAAGATTTCTCTGCAATCCATGCTCATGAATTTAAGTTGTTTATTCCAAAGGCCTATATCAATTTTCATCGGCCTCTGTTTTCTCTGAAAAGTTTATTGTGATTTCTTGATCAATTTTCTGAGTAATGTCATGCTCAACACTCTCACGCCAACCAAATCTGTTTTTCATGTTAAAAATCCAAACTGAGGCATTACCCCTTGAAACTGATTCACCTTTTTCAAGGTAAACATCACGCATCAGGTCATTGCCTTTTTGCTCCCAAAATATGCGTGAAAGTTCAACGCCCCGCTTTAAGGCGTCAGAAAAATGACAGTTTGACTTTTCCCATTGATTCATTGTTTCACGAGTGATCCCAAGAAATCCCGCCATTGCTTCTTTTGAAAAACCTTGTGCCATCTTGTCAAGGATAGCATCAATCATCCAATCCTCATATTTTGTTGGCCTGCCAACACTGCGCTTTTCAATCTCGCCATGTTTTTCAACGAACAACTTATAATTCTCCTCGGCATCTTGAACACTTTGCTCAAGCTTTAAGCGAGTTTTTGATTTTGGCTTTACTGTTTTTTGTTTTGTTTTTCGTGTGCTCATGAGAAAATTTTACCATGCGTTTATTGTTCTTGACAATTTTGGCAATTTTACTCATCCGCATTGTATTTGGGCAAGATCAAATTGAGTATGATGTTTATGAATATCCGAAACAAACAGGCGTTGAGATCACCTATCCTGAAAATCCTTGCCAATGGTAAATAAAAAGGGCCTTACGGCCCTATTTATTCATCATTCTCTTTATAATATTCATCATCACACCAAACGCATCCGTCACCATCACAAACATTGCACATATTAAACCACCTTTTTTAAACACACATGGCCACTATTATCACAAAAATTATTATTTTTCACATTTAAATCAACCTCTGCAACGTGCTCAACATTAAGCAATTCCAATAAATCTGACATATCGCTTGCACAATCACGAGTCATATCACCAACAAAACCATCACTGATGAATCTCTGCACCATTTCAAAGGTTGGAAAATCTGCCAAAGTCACACCACAACAATCACACTTTGTTGTTTTTTCAATCCAACACATATTGCAGTGATCCCACTCATAGACATGATCACCATCAAGAAACTTTTGGAATTGACCAAAATCCGAGTCAAGTGCAGTCAATAGCTCATCAGCTTTAACAAGAGATATACCTCTGATTTTTCCATGAATATTTCTATTATTTAAATAATTGCTTAAATAGGATTGACTGCCACCTGTTATGCGCAATAAGTCAGCAATCTTTAGATCACGCTTGCGCATAAGCAACTTAACAAAACCAGAAAAACACTCATTTATTTGCATTTTATACTCCTAATAGTATATGACACCTTGTGGCATTATATCACAATATTATACTTTTTAGAAAAAAGGTAACATTTTACATTTATACAGTGCGATAATGTCAATAAAATCAACAATGTTACCTTGTTACCTTGCAATTTTTGATCAAAAAAAAAGAGGTAACATTTTAAGTTATTGAAATCACAAAGGAATCGACCATTTGTTACCTTGTTACCTTATCTTTATAGATATATATATATATATATAAGAAAAAAAATATTTTTTTATATATCTATTCTTTTATTTCTCTCAAAAGGTAACAAAAAAAGGTAACACTGAAAAATCAATGACTTAGCTGTAAATACATTTTGTGGAAACTTAATGATTTCAAGTGTTACCTTGAGGTAACAAAAAAAGGTAACATTTTTACCGAAAAGGTAACATTTACATTTTGATTAAAAGGCCTTTTTTGAGTTGAGTGCCTTGTCTCACAACGATCTCACGTTCAAAACTTGGATGGCGTTTTAAAATTGCTTTAAGGTTGTGGTACATCGTGCGATTAACCAAAGACCTGAGCTCAACATTTCCAGTTTGGATGAACAAACCATCAGAAACTTTTTTGATTCCATATGACCACAAAATCTCATCACCAAAACCATTCTCAAGTAGGTCGGCAATTGTTCGTTTCATTTGGTTATCAACAATTGTTTCCAATATGTCGTTCAAACAATTCTCACTCTCGTTTGCATCGTTGTCAACCTCGTATGATGATTGGCCTAAATTTAATCTTTTGGCAATCTGCACAATCAAGTCATGATCTTTGAGCTCACCATCAATCAGCATGGCCACAAAGCACGCCATTGTGGTGCCTATTTGGTCGGCAAGGCGTGAGTCAGTGATTAACTCGCTCTTGATGAGTAAATCTCTTATGGTGTTAAAATTGGCCTTAATATGAGGCAATTGTTTGATCATCCGAGAAAACAACCTTGGCCCAAAATTTTGGATTTCCTCAAAGTCTTTTTGCAATTGTTTCCAATCTGCATTGTGCTCTGCAGTCAATTCAACTTCAAAAAATCTTGAGTAGTCTGCCATCGTTGGCAAGTAGGATTGGATTGATGACAAAAGAAAAACAGAGTTGACATTGTACTCAAGGGCATCACCTGATGCGGTGCCTCTGATTGTTTTGGTATTTATGCGCCTTGAGCATTGTCTGATGAGCTCAATGACAGCATCCATTTTGCGTCTTGTCTCTTGGTTATTTGGTTCTGCCTCATCAATGATCATTGGCATTGCGTTTGATTTTAAATGCTGTCTAATTGATGCGCTTGTTATTGATTGATAAATTTCACCATTGAAAACGAGCTTTGAGATCATTTTCAAAACCTCGGTTTTTCCTGATCCT